CCTAAACAAGCAATTGCGATTGCTTATAGTCAAGCTGGAAAAAGTAAAAAGAATAAAAAGAAAAAATGAAGATTTGTTATATCTGTCAATTATCTTTAGGATTTAATGGATGTAAAATGGTTTTAAATTCTGATAAACAAGAGATATTAAATTTAATTTTAAGCAGAAAGTTTGTTTTGATTCCAGAGTTTAAATGTAAATATTTTAGAGAGAAATTTTTAAAATAGGGTAGGTGGTTATAAAATGTTTTTTAATTTCAGGACAAAACCTGTAAAAATGAAAGGAGCAAAAAAATATGGAAGTTAAAGACAATCCATCAAGCGAAGATGTAAAAACGCAAGAAACCTCGCAGGAGGTAAAACCTGAAGTTGGAGCAATACCTTATGATAGATTCAAAGAAGTAAATGAAGAGAGAAAAAAACTTGAAAAGGAACTTGAAAAATTAAAAAAACAGATAGAGGAAAATGAAACCTCAAAACTAAAAGAAAAAGAAAAGTTTAAAGAATTATATGAAAAGACTTTAAAAGAAAAAGAAGAGATTGAGAATATTAAAAAACAATATGAATTTCAAAATAAGGTAAATAGAATTATCAGAGAATTTGATTTTGATATTCCAGAACCTTATTTGAAACTGATTTCATATACTGAAAATGATGAGGAATTAAAAATTCAAATTCAAAAAATAAAAGAACAATTTGAAAATGATTTAAAGAGATTAAAGAAGACTTCAATAGGTGCTCCAACCAATCCAGCCCCTGAAGGGGAAGTTTCAAAAACTCCACCTCAATTAAAAGATTTCAAAAGTATTGAAGCTTGGAAACAAGCTTATGAGGAATGGAGAAAAAAAATTGGCATAGAATAAAAGGAGGATATAAAAAATGGCAAATGAAGTAACCAGTAGTGTAATAACTGAATTAATACCAGTTGTAAATGCGGAGACAACTTTTAGATTAACAAAAATATTAAATCTCCCAAGTCTTATAACTGAGAAAGATATAAGTGGACAACCCGGTTTAACAGTTTATTTTCCATATACGCCGGCAGGAGTAACTGCAAGTGCTTTAACTGAAGGAATTGACCTTTCAACTAATACACCTTTTGATACTGACAGAGGAACTGCAACTTGTTCTCAAGTAGGTAAATTATTTACAATAACGGATTTGGCAACAATGGGTTCGCAAGATGATTTGGTAAAAATAATATCAGAATATGCAGCTAATGCTTTAGCAAGAAAAATTGAAACAGATATTATTGCACTTTTTGATGGATTTTCAACTTCTAAAGGAACTACTAATACAGATTTAAATCTTGCGACATTTAAATCTGCTATAACTGCTTTAGAAAAGGCAAGTGCTCCAAGACCTTATTATTGCGTTCTAAGTCCACAGGTTTGGCAAGATTTAACAGATGCTATTCAAGCAGCTTCGGGCGCTCCAACAAATGTAGGTATAAAATTTCCTGATGAATTGATGTATACATATTATGTATCAGAACTTTTAGGAATTCCTATTTATATCTCAACTCTCTTTGATGATGATGCAAAAGGAGACCATAAATGTGGTATGTTCTCTAAATCCGCATTAGGTATTGGTTGGAAAGTTAGAGCAAAAGTTGAAATTGAAAGAGACGCTTCTTTAAGAGGATATCAAATAGTAGCAACAGCAACCTATGGAGTAACAGAAATTATAGATGCTTTTGGTGTTGAACTTCTATGTGATGGAGATGCATAATGTCTATCAGAACTCGTAAAAGAGTAAGCTTTTGGTTAGGATCTGGAACTGCTGGGACAATTCCAATCTTTACTACTTTTGAATATCCTATTATAATTAGGGCTGTATATTTACTTAATGGGGCTGCTATTGCTAAAGATGATACTGATAAAGTAACTTTAACACTCTATAATAAAGGAACTGCTTACGCTGGAACTACAGCAATAGCGACTAAATCTACTTCTGCTACTGCTGTTGCTGAAGGTGTCCCTTGGGATATTCCAGTTACAACGGCAAATGCTAAAGTAAATGCTCTTGAATCTGTTGCGATAAATGTAGCAAAGGGTGGATCTGGAACTTTAACTAATGCAACTCTTTATATAGAATACGATGAGGGAGTATAAAAACTCCCTCTTGGAGGTATAATGACAAAATTAGAAATTGAAGCAATAAATGATAAATACAAAGGACATCTTAAAAAACTTTGGAATGTAAAAACTAACGATGAATATATAATTCCTGAAACAGCATCTATAAATACCTATTTATCAAGAGGAGATGTCCTTTTAGAAGTATTTAATGGTAAAGAATGGATTAAAATATCTGATAAACCTTTTATTGAAAAACCTTATAGTAAGAAAATAAAATCCGATGTCTGAATCCGATTATAGATATATTAGTTTATCTGAATTTAAAACAAATTATGATTATGGAGATTTAACTGAAGATAAAATTATAAAATACATTTCAAAAGCTGAAAAATTAATAGACCTTTATGTTGGACCTCAAATTAAATTTTTAGATTGTGAAATTCAAGGTGTTGCGACTTCAGGTTCAAAAACAACTTTAATAGATACAAATTTAACAAACTATGTAGATAAATATTTTACCTATTGTTATTTAATAATAGTAGATGGAAAAGCGATAGGCGAAGAGAGATTTATTACTGATTTTGATAGTGAAACTTCAAAAATAACTGTTGATATTGCTTTTTCAGAGACAATAGATAACTCTTCTATTTATAGAATAATACAAAAAAGCCAATTTCCAAGAGCAATAGATTATGTAAATCTTAATAATTCTTATTATAAATACATTCCTTCAGATATTAAAATTTCAATTTGTCTTCAGACTGAATGGATGATTAAAAAAGGATTAGATTTTATAAGAGAAGGTGGAGATAAATTTATTTCCGAAACTATGGGTGCTTATTCATATCAAAAAGCAAAACCTGTAAATGAAATTGAAGCTTTAATTTGTCCTGAAGCAAAACATTATTTAAAAAGATTTAAAAATAGATTAGGAAAAATAGTAATATGATATTTTCTGAAAAAGTTTTATGGTATAAACAAAATGGAAGGGATAAATATGGAGCAATAAAATATGACGACCCTATAGAAAAAAAATGCAAAATAGAAGAGGTTACGAGAAGAGTAGTTGACAGAGAAGGGGACTTTTATATTTCACAATTTAGAATATTTTTTGAAGATATTTTTGATATTAATATAGGAGATAAAATAGAAATTAATTCAGAAGATTATATTGTTAATGAAATTCATATTGAAAAGGATTATTACAATAAAGCAATTTTAAAATGGATTGTGGTAAAGGAAATATGAGCGAAAATTATGAAGTGAAAATAGAAGGCATAGAAGAGTTACAACGAAATCTTAAAAATTTAGCAAAAAAGAATGTTGAGACAGCAAAAAAAGCAATGACGGATATAGGATATGATTTATTAATGAAAAGTAGAGCGATAGTTCCGATTGATAAAGGAATTTTAGCGCAAGATTCAGATGCAGGTTTTATTTCAGAAACGGAATTGATTGTTACTTACGGAATGGGAATGGCGAGAGATTATGCAGTGATTCAACACGAGAGATTAGATTTTCAACACGCACCGGGGAGAGAAGCTAAATATTTAGAAAAACCTTTTAGAGAAAATATTCAAAATTATATATCTACTTTAGCCGAAAAATTAAAAGGTATGATGAGATGATATTAGATGATATAGGAATGTATTTACAAGGGATGGGATACGGCAAGTTAGGTGAAACCCTTTTTTTACAATTTAAACCTGATAATAAAGATTGTATTGTAATTTGGTTAACTGGTGGAAACCCACCAAGAACCGATTTAGATGTAGATACTTATATAATTCAAATAAGGGTTATAAACAAAAATTTTTCAATTGGATATGAAAAAATAAAAAATATAAAAAACGAACTTCACGATAAATTACTTCATTTAACAAGTAATGTATATGCAAAAGCATATACGGAAATAACAAGTTGGTTTGAAGAGGAAAGGTGGAGTTTTGTAATAAATTTTGAATTAACAATGAGGAGGTTATAATGGCTGCAACAGAATTAACTGTAAATTTAATAACAACTTCTGGTGTTGCATATTCTTTAATAAGTGCTAACGCTGATGGAAATTATTTCGACAATAATGGATATACCTTTTTTGTAATTTCTAATGGTGGAGGTAGTCCAATAACTGTCACGATTGATTCAAAAGCAACTTGTAATTTTGGAGTGGATCACGATATTGAAGTTTCAGTTGGAGCAGGAGCAACAAAAATAATAGGACCTTTCAATGTTGCAAGATTTAATGATGCTGAAGGTGAAGTTAATGTGACTTATAGTGATGTGTCAAGTGTGACAGTTGGAGTTTGGAGGTTGTATTAAAATGGTTAAAGATAAAGATTTAATAAAAGATAAAAAAATTGTTAAAGTAAAAATAAAAGAAGGTATTACTGATATTGATGGAAAAGAAGTTATAAATGGATATGTTGAACTTCCAGAAGATATTGCATTATATAAAATAGCACATAAATCTGATTATTATTTAGGGATTTATGAAGAGAAAAAATTTGAAATTAAAAAAGAAGAGTTTAAAAAAGAGGAACCTAAAATAGAATTAAAAAAGATTAAAAAGGAGGAAATATAAATGGCTTTAAAAAAGATAGGAGTAATAAGAGGAGTAACAGACGGAAAGTTTAAACCTGTTGGTGGAACTGAAAAAGATATAAGAGGAATTGCTGCAATAAAATTTAATCCTGATATAGTTACTGCAACAAGCGAAGGTGATAATGATATTTATTCTTTAAGTTCAAGAGTTAAAAGCATTAAATTTACTTTTGAACACGCAGTTTTAGATTTAGACACTTTATCAGCAATAACAGGTTGGACTTTAGGAGCAGGTGGTTCTGGTTCAAGTGAAACTCAAACTTTAGATATTGATTCTGATACTTTTCCTTATTTTTCTTTTGAATGTAGAAGCACAAATTTAATAGATAGTCTTGATTCAACTGGTGATGCAATTGCTGATGCACACTTCAAAATATATAAAGCAAAACTAACAGGTGGCTTAAATGTTGAACTTAAAGATGAAGGACATTGGCAAGTATCTTTTGAGGCACTTGCAATACCAGATACAAGCAATTCAGGTAAAATAGCTTCAATAATCTTCTATGAAACTGCAACAAATATTTCATTATAGAGGTTATAATGGATGAATTTAGCGATAAAAAATTTATTTTAAAAATAGGAGATAAAGAATGGGAGGTGAAGTTTGATTTCACCTCCTTTTTGGAAATTGAAGATAAATATGGTTCATTAACCGATATGTTCGTTGATTATAATAAGAAAAGATTTCAG